GAGAAGTCAGGCGGAACACATCAGCAAAAAAAAGAATGACCGTGCAAAGGGGAAGATCACCTTCGAAGCGGGAGCCTCTTTCGGACAGGAGGATAATGCGGGTATTGATGACAAGGGCAATGCCGAGTTGCTGACCCTTGTCGTGCGTGAGTTCCTTCGCAGCCCGAAATTCGTGGACGGTCTTTTCGGTGAGGGGTGGCGGCTGTGGATGGAGGACGCTTTGTCCCATCTTACCATCGACAAGCTGACGGTACGCCAGGTCATGGTAGTATTGGAGCTGCTTATCGAGAAGGTACGCAGCGTTGGCGGCCAGCTGTGCGTCAGCGCCGCCAACGGGAAAATAAAGACCGCCGTACTTGAGGACGGTTACTGGAGGATCACTTTCGAGCAGGACAACAGTTTCCAGGCCCATGACCTGATGCGCTGCGCCACGTTCAGCGGCGGGAACCTGAAAGGGTACTGGGTGGAGGTGGCCGGCGTGGAGGGTGACTCCATTCTCGTAAGTGAGGATGAATTTTCAGGTTCCCTTCCGGAGGCCGGTGACGAGTGCGTGCTGATGGGCAACACGGAGAACCCGCTGCGTCAGAACCTGATCCTGATCTCCGCCACCGAGGACGGTCAGCCCCGCGTGGACGTGATGGACGGGGTGAAGGCGAAGAACTTCACCGGCTGCCTTCGTGCGCGCCTGGGCAACCTGGACGGCATCAGCGATGACTGGTTCCCGGCTGACAACCAGCCGCACGGCAACGGCCTTTACAGCGACAACGCCTACCTGCGCGGGACTTTCCTTCTGGTGACCGGTGAGGACATCAAGACCAAGTTCGAGATCGTGGAGGGGCGCATCACCAGCGCGGTGACCGCCCTAAGGAACGACTTCGCCACGGAGAAGGGCTACCTGAACAACCCCGCCTTCGATGACGGGCTGGAGAAATGGAACACGGAGAACGAGACGGTGTTCTTCCTGGCAGGTAACAAATGGATCTGGGCGAACAACAACGTACTGACCAGAAAGGGCGACGGGGCGAGCGTGACGGTGGATGACGGGCGGACGGTGGTGCACATCCGTAACAAGTACATCCTCCAGAAACGGGCGAATTTGAAAAGCATCCCCTCCATGCCTGTGAACGGTGACGGGGAGAAGGAGGCCGTGCCGGTGTACCTTTCCTTCTTCTACCGCTGCGCAACCAAAGGGACTCTAAGAGTCCAGTTCCTGGACGTTGACAAGACGGGTTTCGCGAACTTCAACAGCCTGGAGGTGGAGGAGGAACTGTCTGCAACTGATGGTTACGTGCAGTACACCTGTAGCGGCCTCTGGAACGGTACCGGTGATTTCAAACTGTCCTTTACCGGTGACATCTACCTGTATATGCTCGTGCTGTCCACTGACAAGGTGGAGAGCCTTGCACACCGCTACCGGACGCTTTTCGAGCAGTCGGAGCGTCTGGTGAAGATAACGGCCGCCGTCTTTGACCGTGACGAGAATATGCTGGAAGAGACGGGGCTTGTGGTGAAGCCTGAAGGCGCGGGCATCTACGCCCAGGACGCGGACGGGAAACTGGCGCTTATCGGCGTGAGTGTGGACGGGACGGACGCTGACGGCAACAAGATCAGCGTGGTGAAGCTGACCGGTGACCGCGTCAAGCTGGAGGGCCTCGTGACGGCCAACGATAATTTCAAGATCCTGGAGGACGGGAGCATCGAGGCGAACGCGGGCACGTTCTCCGGGCATATCCGCACGAACTTCCACCTTGTGGAGTCGAGCGACGCCGTCCTGACCTCCTGCTCGGGCCGCGGCGAGGCCGGCTACCTGATCGGCCGTGAGCTGAGCCTGAAGGTGGACATGGCCGGTTCGTCGAACGGTGCGGACATCATCCTTCCGAACGACGTGCGTTATATCGGCTCGCGCGTAACCCTTTACAACGGCTGCCACCCTCCCTATACGCGTACGGTGGGCTCTATCCGCTACAGCTCCGTCCGTGTGGACGACGGCACGCTGCTCCGCGGTTCCAACGTGAACCTTAGCAGTGATTCGCTGCTTTCCTATTCCGACCCCTACAGGATCGACTGGATCAGCGGGATCATCGAGCTGGTCGGTACCCCCGAGCTGAACGGGAGAATCCTTGCGGACCTGGTTTCGTGGCGGGGAGCGTCGGCCGGTCCCCCCGCTTCCCCCTCGAGCGGATGGCTTTACTACGACACGAAAAGGAACCGCAACTACCTTTACTGGTACGGCGCGTGGGTGGAGTTCCCCGTTTACGGCGGCGCTTCCGATGATCTCCGCATCACGTGGAAGGGAGAGCTTTCTTCCGCTCCGGAGAACCCGGAGAGGAACTGGCTGTACGTCACCTCCGTGAACCGCTTCCTCCTGCTCTACACGGGCGAGGATTGGGAGGAGCCCGCCATCATTAACAGCCTGAACAAGTGCGGCTGGTGCATCCTTGGCTTCAGCGCGCTTTCATACCATTATTACAATGACTGACAACAATAAAAAAGGAGGAATAACTTATGGCACTTACAGAATCGGAGAAAACGGAACTTAAGAACGACATCCTGAACGCTATCAAGGCCGAGAGCCAGAGCGTTGATGAACTTGTGGAGGTCAGCTCCCTTGACAATATCAAAAGTCTCCCCGCCCTTCGCGGCAGTGAGCTGGTGAGTGCTCCGCTTACCCTTTTGCGTAAACCGGCCGATGATGCCGCTGCCACGGCGAATGCGTCTGCCACGAAAGCGGATAATGCTGCGGCTTTGGCGAATAAAGCTGCGGGTATGGCGTCTGATGCGGCCGGTACCGCCAATCAGGCTGCTGAAACTGCAAATTCCGCTGCGGCAGCGGCATCCGCGGCTGCGAAACAGGCGGAGGATGCCGCCGCCGGTGTGAACGATGGTTTGGTCGGTGGCATGACGGCCGTCCCTGATGAGGAGAACGACACGGTGAAACTCACCCTGCTGGGGAAGACCGGGACGGAGATTGCCTCCGTTGATATTCCCGGTGGTACGGGCGGTGGCGGTAACACGTATAATGTGACGGCGGAAGTCCCTTTGGAGAGCGGTTATTATGTCCTTTCCTCCGCGATTGGTGCCGTGGATGAGAAATACCGTTACAAGGGTCGTTGCATCACCTATGAAGTCTCGCAGGGCAAATGGGAGACCAAACAGTTCGTGGGGACAAGTCTGTCGAGCTGGGAGCAGGAGGCGAGCTGGGAGGACTTCGGCGGTGCCGGAACGATGAAAAGCCTGACAGTGAACGGCGAGAAGAAAGTTCCCGACAGCGAGGGCAACGTGGATCTGACCATCGACAAGCTGGAAGTGGACGAGAGCCTGGATGCTGACAGTACCAATCCCGTCCAGAACAAGACCGTCGCCGCCAAATTCCAGGAGGTGGAAGCCGGTACCGTGTTCGGCATGAGCGCGGAAGTGAGCGACGACGAGAGCAGTGTCCGCCTTGCGCTGACCAACAAGAGCGGGGCGGAGATCGCGAGCGTTGACATCCCGGCCGGCAGCGGTGGCGGCGGTGAGTCCTCCACCACCAAGATCGTGCTGCTTGCCGAGACCGACAAGAAAACCGTGAAGGAAGGCGGAGCGGTGAAACTTACCTATACCTATGACCACCAGGTTGCCGGCGGTGATGACAAGGGTAGCAGTACCGGACAGAAAGCGACCGTCACCATCCAGGTGAAGCGCGGGACGACCACCACTTATTCCTCCTCGCTGAAGGAAGTGAGCAAGGGTACCTATACCCTTGACCTGACCAAATACCTGCTGGTGGGCACGAGCGACATCTACGTCATTGCCGAGACTACCGATCCCACCACGGGCAAGGCGCAGAAGAAGCAGGCGTACGTGAGCGTGAAGAGCGTCACCCTGTCCCTTTCCTGCGGTTACAACCTGGCGGCCACCATCCAGAACGGCGGTTACGGTACCTATGATTCCGCGAGTATACCCTACGCCGTGAGCGGTACCGGCACGAAAACCGTCAGCCTGTACGTGGACGGTGTACAGCAGAACGCGCATACGGTCACCCGCAGCGGCACGACGAACGGCAGTTTCGAGGTTTCCATGACCGGCCTGTCCGTGGGGCGGCATACCGCCCAGCTGGTGGCCGAGATGGAAACTGACGACCTCACGCTGAAAAGCGAGAGCATCCATATCGACCTGCTGAAGGCCGGAACCGGCGCGCCCTTCATCGGTTTGAAGCTCATTCATGCCGACGGGCATGTCCTCGGACGGGACGAGCATCTGGAGCCGGTCCTTGAAGCCGGCCGCTACGAGAAGCTCACTTTCGACTGGGTGGCCTATGATCCCGACCGTGTGCCCGCTGAAGTGGAGTTCTGGAAAAACGGCGTCAAGAGCAGTACCGTGAGCGCTCCCCGCAGCATGATGACCTACAGTAACCGGTTTACCGAGGAAGGCACGCAGACGCTTGTCCTGAAAGCCGGTCCGACCGGGTACACTTTGCGCATCGACGTGGGTGAGAGCGGTATCGATATCAGCGAGGCCACCTACGGCCTGGCGGTCAAGCTTGACGCGGCGGGCCGCAGCAACGGGGAGAGTAACCCCGGAACATGGGAGTCGAACGGCGTGGAGACCACGTTCGAGGGTTTTGACTGGAGCAGCAACGGCTGGACGGGTGAGGCGCTGAAGCTGACCAACGGTGCGAAAGCCGTCATCGGCTACCGGCCCTTTGCCACCGATGTGAAAAGTACGGGGCTGACCATTGAACTGACCCTCCGGGTAAGCAATCCCACTGACAGCGATACCGCAGTTGTGGACTGTCTCGACAGTGGCAAGGGGCTTTATATCACCCCTTCGGAAGCGAGTTTCAAGACCGGTGAGAAAGTGTCCTATACCAACGAGGACGACGAGCTGGTGGAGCGTGAGATCAAGCTGGGCACGAATTATGTGGAAGACCGGTGGATCAAGGTGGCCCTCATGGTGGGTACCCGCAATGAGAGCCGTCTGATGGAGCTTTATGTGGACGGCAACCGTACCGGTGCCGACATCTACGACAACGCCTTCAGCTTCCGCCAGGACAATCCGAAATATATCACCATTGACAGCGCCGGGGCGGACGTGGAGGTAAAGAGCGTGCGTATCTATACCCGTCGGTTGAGTGACGACGAGGAACTGGAGAACCGGATGGTGGACAGTGCGGACGGTGAGGAGATGATCGCGCTGTACGAGGAGAACGATATCCTGGGTGATACCGACACTGTGGATATGGACAAGCTGCGTGCCAAAGGCAAGGGGGTGCTGCGTATCGTGCGCCAGAACAAGCTCGATGACGTGTATGCCGAGAACAACAAGAAGACGGACTTTTCGGCGGATATCTTCTATTACTCCCCTTTCGGATCCGAATACGACTTCGTGCTCCGTGACTGTTATATCCGTATTCAGGGTACCAGTTCCACGAAATATCCGAGCAAGAACATCCGTATCTATATCAGCAAGGGCGGCACGAACCTTAGCTTCACCGTTGGCGGCAAGGAGCAGGCGGAAAAGAAATATCCCGTCCGTCCCGGTGGCATCGCCATGAACCTGATCTGTCTGAAGAGTGATTATTCCGACTCGTCCATGTCGCTGAACACAGGCGGTGCCAAACTGTTCAACGACGTGCTGAAGGAGATGGGGCTTCTCACCCCTCCGCAGCGTTACCAGTACGAGACGGGCGGCAGCGATTTGAACGCGGTCACCGTGCGTACCGCTATCGACGGTGTGCCTATCGACGTGTTTGTGGCGGCTGCGGAGGACGGCGAGAACAACTATGTGGGGCAATACAACTTCAACAACGAGAAAAGCAAGAGCGGCGACCTGTTCGGCCTTAGTGGCGTGGAGGGTTACGATCCTGCCTGTCCCCTCACTCTGGAAATGCTGAACAATACCGAGGCCATGTGCCTTTTCAAGACCACAAGTGACGCTCATCTGGAGGAGGTGTTTGATGCCGGTGCCGAGACCAACGTTCCGGATGATGTGAAATGGGCGGGCCTTGACGAGTCGCAGCGTACGGCCGTGAAACGGCTGTACGCATGGATACGCTCGTGTGTTCCGGACGGTGCGACGAGCGCCGACCTCTCCACTTTTAAGAGCGAGAAGTTCAGGGACGAGATAAGTGACTATTTCGACAAGGCTTTCCTGCTGACGTATTACCTCTGGACGGACTATTTCCTTGCCGTTGACCAGCGTGCGAAGAACATGATGCTGCGCACGTGGGACGGCCTGATATGGTACATCACCTACTACGACGGTGATACCCAGATGGGAAAACGTAACGACTGTTTCCTGGTGTATGACTACACCACCGACCGCGACACTTATGACGCCGAGGCCGGGAAATATGCCTTTGAAGGCCGTGACAGCTGGCTTTGGAACCTCGTTCTGGCCAACCTGGACGCTGACCTGAAGACACAGGCGCAGGCTCTTCGCGGTGTACTTACCACCAGCCGTGTCCTGGACATGCTGAACGTGGAGCAGGCGGGCAACTGGTGCGACCGTGCCTATAACAAGAGCGGCGAGCTGAAGTACATCCTGCCCGCCACGCAGGAGATGTACGGCAAGGTGTGGCCGTTCATCTACGCCCTTCAGGGCAGTAACCGTGCGCACCGTGAATATTTCGTGCGTAATCGTTTCGCCCTTCTGGATGCCAAGTACGGCACGAGCAATTTCACCAGTGACAACATCGACCTCTATCTGGCACGTACGGCTGCTGACACCCCCGACGTGCTGAAGATTACGGCCAACGAGGTTTATGCTTTCGGCTACGGTACGAACAACAGCCCGAATATAGGGAATACCGGCATCATCAAGAAAGATGCGGCTGCGAGTCTTTCCATCACCGGTGCCTATACGGTGAACGATCCCTTGAGGGTTTATGGCGCGAGCCGTATGAAGGTGCTGGATATGAGCGGGGCCGCCGACCACCTGAAAAACGCTTTCGACCTAGGCAAATGTACCGTGCTGCGCGAACTGAACCTTCAAAGTTCCGGCAACGGCAGTACCGGCTGGTGGTTGAACATCGGCAACTGCAAGCAGCTACGTAAACTCAACCTTCGTAACCAGGCACAGGCGAAAACCGGGGGAAGTACCAGTACCGAGCTGGATTTGAGTGCGCAGACCAAGCTGGAAGAACTTGAGGCCCGCGGTACGCAGGTGCAGAGCGTGGTGCTTGCCAAGGGTTCTCCCGTGACGCTGCTCCACCTTCCCGGTACACTGACCAGCCTCCGTCTGGAATATCTGGGCAGACTGACCACCGGCGGGCTGACATTGGAAAGCTACAGCAAGGTGAAGACCTTCATCTTTGACAGTTGTCCAGGTATTGACTGGGAAACCCTGCTGGGCCGTTGCACGGGTGTGGAACGTATCAGGGTAACCGGTATTGACCGCGAGGATGACGGTACGTGGCTGGATAAGTTTGTCGGGATGGGCGGTGTGGATTCCGATGGCAACACTACGGACACGTGCGCCTTGGTGGGTACGGTACAGCTCACGCGCTACATTGATGACGATACGTACAGCGCTCTGAAGGCGCACTTCCCGGAACTGAATATCCGGCAGCCGGAATACACGATGATCGAGTTCGACGACGAGGTATCGGATGACGCGAACGTGAGCAACCTTGACAACGGTACCGGCTACAAGTATGACAACGCGTATGAGGTGAGCGGTCATATTTCCGCCATCCTGAAGCAGCGTCACCGTGTACTTGCTAAAGTGACTAAAAAAGCGACGACGCGGGGTGTGAACATGGCGAACGTTGATACCACGGTGAACAACCTGGACGGTGAGATGACCTACTACCCGCTGGACGACACGGACAGCAACAAGTACGCCGACGGCACGGCTGCCAGACTGGACGGCACTGAAGGTGACTGGATGATGTACGAGCCCTTCTTCTGGAGCAAGGGTATCAATGATTACCTGAACGGCAAGCATTACTCCTGTTACAGCAGTAACGGTTCGGATAACATGCCTTCCGTTCCGGATGCTGACGTCCTTACGCTTGACGACATTAAGGGCACGAGTGGCGGTTATCTTTCCGGTCGTAAGATCATGAGCGGAAAGGATACGCTTTCGAACAGCTACAGTACTGACAGTACGTATTCGGTATGCAAGGTGAACGTGGACGGTTACAAGCGTGTGCGTTTCCCGAGCGTTCCCGGTACAAGCCTTGTCGGAAGCATTTTCACAGACGATTCCGGCACGGTCATCAGTTCAATCGTCGTCCCTACCTTGAGCAACAAGTTCGAGGCCGGTATGTACCTGATTGCCGATGTTCCGGAGGGTGCCACTGCTCTTCACTTCTCCATTCTGAACACGGCAGAGTTCGATAAGGTTGTCCTTTCTAACAGTGACAGGATCGAGGATATGGAACCCGAATGGGTGCCTAATGACGAGCACTTGTGTGCCGTTGTGGGCAGCAGTGTTGTCGGTTCCAAACTTCGCGCCTGCATTACCGGCGGGAGCACTACGGCGAGCATGACCTGGGCTGATTTCCACTATTACAGTGTCCAGCGCGGTATGCAGCAGATTGATGCCCTTATGCACTCGCGCATCGCGAATCTTTTCTACGCGAAGTACGGTCGTCGTGACAGCCAGGAACAATGCGGCGCGGGCTCTCACACGAACAACCGTACTACGGGTGGTACTGCCAGCCGCGGTATGACGGACACGATCGGCTACGAGGAAGCCTCCTCAATCAACCCTAATGTGACGAACAGCCTGATAGAAAACTCCGTCCACCAGTATGCGTGGTACCGTGAGAAGGATGACTACGGCGGGGCCACGGTTACGCAGGTGAATAATATTTGCTGCCTTGGCTACGAGGACATCTATGGTCATAAATATGACATGATGGACGGCGTGGATCTTCCTAATGACACGGGCAATTCCGGGAAGTGGCGCATCTGGATGCCTGACGGCAGTACCCGCCTGGTTAAGGGTTCCGTGAGCTCCGGTATCTGGATTACCGCCGTGGCGCATGGCAAATATATGGACGTGATTCCGGTGGGTTCCGTTTCGGGTTCCTCCTCGACAAATTACTGCGACATCTACTACATATCCACTGCCTCCGTCCGTGTGGTCTATCGTGGCCACTACAGCGCGACCCCGTTTGGCGGTGTTTCGATGTCGTATGCGAGCTACGATTCCTCGAGTACGGGCACGTACATCGGTTCTCGTCTGGCCTTCCGCGGTCGGCTCGTCAGGGCGTCGAGCGCCGTGGCGTTTAAAGCGATAAGCGAGGTTGCATGATCGGTCGCGTAAAGCGTCAAAGCGGGAGCGAAGCGACAAAACGTCCGGTGTTCCCCGAGCAGGGGAACACCGTTCATTACGGGCGTCAGCCCGTCGAAAAATATTTTTTTGACGTCAGGTTTTGTATCTGTTTGTTAAATAATAATTTGAAAATAGTACTTTTGCATTTGAAAGGTGGCGCCTCCCCATAGGCCGTGTGGTCTATCGTGGCAACAACAACGCGAACCCGAATGGCGGTGTTTCGATGTCGAATGCGAACAACGATTCCTCGAATACGAACACGAACATCGGTTCTCGTCTGAACAACAATCGAAAGGAAATTTTAATCGGCGTACAACACCGGGGACTTGTCCCCACCGTGGTGCCGAGGGGGGCAAGCCGCAGTAACAGCGGTCCGTAAGGGCCGGAAAACTGAAAAATAAAGTGTCGGGTAGGGTTTGGTAGGCCGGAAACGGTTCGAAGAAGCCGGGCCCGGGGGATTGAAGGCCCCGTATTAAAAGCAATAAACAGTAATTTATGCGCAGGGTTGGGTATATCATCGAGGAGATCGTGGAGCCTTCCAACATGGAGGCTTCCTTCCGGCAGGTCCTTCGCGGCAGCAAGCGTAAACGCAGCCGCCAGGGGTGCTATCTGCTCGCGCATAAGCCCGAGGTGTTGGAGGAGCTGGTCGCGCAGATCGCATCCGGTACTTTCCGCGTGAAGGACTACCGTGAACGCGAGATCATCGAGGGCGGCAAGCTACGCCGCATTCAGGTGATCCCGATGAAGGACCGCATCGCCGTGCATGCCATCATGGCGGTGGTGGACCGCCATCTGCGGAAACGTTTCATCCGTACCACCTCCGCCAGTATCAAGAGACGGGGGATGCACGACCTCCTGGCGTATGTCCGCCGTGACATGGCCGAAGACCCTGATGGTACACGTTACTGTTACAAGTTTGACATCACCAAATTCTACGAGAGCGTGAAGCAGGATTTTGTGATGTATTGCGTCAGCCGGGTGTTCAAGGACGCAAAGCTCGTGACCATGCTGGAGAGCTTTATCCGCCTGATGCCTGAAGGTCTGAGTATCGGCCTGCGCAGCTCGCAGGGGCTGGGCAATTTGCTTTTGTCTGTGTATCTGGACCATTATCTGAAGGACAGGTATGCCGTGCGTCATTTCTACCGCTATTGTGATGACGGCGTCGTACTGGGTAAAACGAAAGCGGAACTGTGGAAGATTCGTGATGCCGTCCACGGGCGCATGGAGTGTGCCGGTCTCCTGGTGAAGGGGAACGAGCGCGTGTTCCCGCCGGGCGAGGGCATCGACTTTCTGGGGTATGTGACTTTCGGTGCGGACCATGTCCGCCTTCGCAAGCGCATCAAGCAGAAGTTCGCCCGAAAAATGCACGAGGTAAAATCGAGAAGGAGGAGGCGTGAGCTGATAGCGTCGTTCTACGGGATGGCCAAGCACGCCGACTGTCATACGTTGTTTAAAAAATTAACAGGCAAAGACATGAGATCATTTAAAGACTTGAACGTTTCCTACAAGCCGGAGGACGGCAAGAAACGTTTTCCCGGGGTGGTGGTAAGCATCCGGGAGCTGGTGAACTTACCGATTGTGGTGAAGGACTTCGAGACGGGCATCAAGACCGAACAGGGCGAGGACCGCTGTATCGTGGCCATTGAGATGAACGGTGAACCGAAAAAGTTCTTTACCAACAGCGAGGAGATGAAGAACATCCTCTTGCAAGTGAAGGATATGCCCGACGGCTTCCCGTTCGAGACCACCATCAAGACGGAAACCTTCGGCAAGGGTCGAACTAAATACATATTTACATGAAACGGGTAGAAGGAACATCCGGGATAAAACTGATCGAGTGCGTGAGCCCGGCACGCAACAGATGGCGCATCCGCTGGGATGTACAGGAACGTGAGGACGGATCCGCCTCCTACATGGAGGAAGGCTTTGTCGGCAGACCTCACATGGATACTATAAAGTCCGTCATTACAGACTGGTGTAATGAGCAAATTGACCGTGAGATACTTTCCGGTTTTCTCTATGAAGGTATGCCGGTATGGCTGTCAAGTGAAAACCAGTTCAATTATAAGGCAGCGTATGATCTGGCCGTACAGACTGGTGGTGCTACGCTTCCCGTGACATTCAAGTTCGGTACGGATGAGGTTCCCCAATATCGGGAGTTCGTCACACTGGAGGAACTGACCGATTTCTACACGAAAGCCATGAAGCATGTTCAGGACACGCTGTCTGACGGCTGGAGGAAGAAAGACGCTTTTGATCCGGAGAAGTACCGGGTGGAATAAATCCTTCGGGGGAGGATAAGAAAAAAGCCCCCGGCCTGTTAAAAAGTAACGCCAATCACTTTTATAAACATGAAACGCCAAACCGCGCGACCGGGGGCAAATACCCTCTGTCACGGTTTGACGTTTTTTTTGTTGTCTAAAAAATGATTGGCGATGCAAAGATATAATTTTTTTGTTGTATGAAAGTGATTGAGATATTAAACTTTAACCGGGAGCTGTTGAAAAGGCTTCAGGCGGCCGGCATCCGTCTGGAAGATGCCCGGTATATCGACCTGTACGCGGACTATACCCGCCTACTCGATCAAGGTGAAAAAGTCTCGTATGCTGTGGCCGTATTGTCCGAAAAGTATTCGGTGAGCGAACGTAAGGTTTATGCCTTGGTGAAACGATTCCAGAGCGACTGCAAGACGCTTGCAGTGTGAACGGGTTGTTTTATGTCGTAGGGAGTGCCGTTTCCCCTTATCTTTAGGGTGTTTCAAATTTAGAAGGAGGAAATGGCTATGAACAAGTATTACCGTATCCTGGACAAGATTCTTGCCACGGGAAAAACACAGACCAACAAGAAGGGAAATATACAATACCTTCTGAACGAGCAGCTGTCACTGACACCGGCGGACCTGCTTGACATATTCGAGGGGCATAATATCGCCCGCAAGAAGCTCCGCAGCGAGTTGCAGTTATTTATGCAGGGTGAGCGCAACGTGGAGAAGTACCGGGAGGCCGGCATCAACTGGTGGG